TCAAAGTCATTATGGATTGACGTCTCTACTGCTTGACGGTACTGGAGATTATCTGTCTATCCCAACTTCTACTGAATTTGGTTTTGGTACGGGTGCATTTACAATCGAATGTTGGATTCGTCCTTCAAGCGTTACAGGAACTCAGCAAATCTTTGATTTTAGAGCGACTGCCACTGAAGTTTCTTCAGAACTGCTACTTGTAGGAACAAATCTTAACTACAGAGTTAACGGTTCTACTACAATCACTGGAACGGCAACTCTTGAAGTAGATACTTGGTATCATGTCGCTATCTCAAGAAATGCTGCTACAACTAAGTTATTTGTTAACGGAACACAGGATGGTGGAGATTTTGCTGATGGTGGCAACTACGGATCCACTAAACCAATCATCATAGGTGCCTCCTATGCCTTTGGAGACGGTTTCGCTGGTCATATCGATGAGTTCAGAGTATCTAACACTTCGCGCTATCAGACGACATTTACTGCC